TGCCTATCTCTGTATCTACATTCAGAACCTCATACTTTTGAGCCCTGTAATTATAAACGATCTCACAAGTATTGAAACCTCTACCATCTTCTCTTTGGTCATATATAGTATTTATATGCTGATACATTTTATTGCCTAACATAAAGTTTATCTTGCCTGATGTACAGAAGTAGAATGCTACTGCATACTTCAATGTTTTCTTTTCATCAATCTTCTTTGTTGCCATGATTGTATATTTAAGCATTAATACCAATTGCGTTTCTCATAAAGTCACTTGCTTGTTCTACTGACATACCTAGTTTCTTTTGAATCAGAAGAAGCATACAGCTTACTTGTTCTTCTGTATCTAAGTTACCTTGTGCAAACTCTGACATGATGAACTTCTCTATCATTCTTTGTTTAATTACTGATGCTGCCATAATCGTATATTTTTTAATTGTTATTACTTCGTTTCTGATGATGCAAATGTAAGGTATATACATCACACAGCAAAACAACAAGTGATATTAATTATCACTATTAACATTATTTAGTGATATATATATATCACACATACACAATAAACGTATCTTTGCAAAAAGAAAAAACTAATTATGAATAGAATCAAAGAAGTAATTAAAGAACAGGGCTTCACTATAACAAGCCTTGCAGATAAATTAGGAATCGCACGTGAGAGCCTTTCACGAATGATAGTATCGCCATCATACCCAACACTTGAAAAGATTTCCAATGCGCTGAATGTTCCGATATGGCAACTATTTGTTTCACCAGTAGAAGTCACAGGAGAAGGTGAACTAACCGCCCTCATCCAACACAAAGGAGACTTCTATAAAGCCAGTACCATAGAAGAACTGGAACAAATTGTAGCTGAAATCAAAGATAAAGCCAATTAAAGTTGTTATATATGTAAACTTTTACTATATTTGCATCATGAAAAAAGAAAGAGAGATATTATATTATGAGAGTTACTTTATAGACTTCTTCATGTCATTAGAGGATGGAGCAAAGAAAAAAGTATCTTATGTGCTTGATATGCTCAAGACACAAGAGCGACAGAATAAAAACTTCGTGAAATTCATACGCGAGGGTGTATATGAATTAAGAGCAAGCCATAACGGAAATATTTATCGTGCTTTCTTTATCTTTGATGATGGGAACATCGTAATGCTGTTTAACGGTTTTCAAAAGAAGACCCAGAAGACACCTGAAAGTGAAATTAATAAGGCTTTAAAACTTAAAAATGAATATTATGCAAGCAAATCCTAAAATTGGAAGTATGGATGCCGTATTAGACAAATTATACGGCAAAGTTGGCTCACCTGAAAGGGAGGAGTTTCGCAAAGAGGCATACGCTTATTGTGTGGGGCAAATGATTAGTGACGCACGTAAACAAGAAAAAATGACACAATCTGAACTTGCGGAAAAGGTCGGTACTAATAAAACTTATATATCAAGGATCGAAAAAGGAGTTATAGAACCAGGAGTTGGTTTATTCTTTCGCATCATTGATGCACTGGGACTTAAAATAGAAATCGTCAAGCCCATATTATAATGGATAAACAAGAACTATTCATCTGCGCTTGTAACAGCGTAGAACACCAATTGATAATGTCATATTTCGCGGATGAAGAAGACAGGGAAGTATATTGCAGCGTGCATCTAAAACCGGAAAGAAACATATTTAAACGGATATGGAAAGCCATAAAATACATATTTGGTCATCGGAGTATCTACGGTGATTTTGATGAATTCATTTTCAAACAGGAAGATGCAGACAGATTGCAACAGATAGCCGACTATCTCAAAACTTGTAAAGAAAGAAAGCCGGAGCACTAACCCCGGCTTTCTTTTTCGTGCTATGGTAGCACCTTCAATTGATTAGCCCTTTGAATTTTAACCGATTTACGATTTCTGTGTAAAGATAATCTATATCCGCACGATAATCCTTATAATTGTTATAGTTAAACGTGACATTAACGTAAAGGTTAGAAATTCCTGTAGGGGCTTTAAATCCCAATATGCCGGCAAGTATATCACGTACCCCTCTGGCAATCTTTCCACCTGCTAATGCACTTGGGGAATAAAGGAAAAGAATTATAAAGATGAATTTCTGCCGGAAGCTGGAACCGGCTCTTCTCTCAGGTAATCCGCAATTCCCCACAATTTCACAGTACCATTTGAATATTGTAGGAATAATACTTAGATCTAACAAAATAGGTTTGGTTAACTCTTGTTCTCTTTCCGATAATCTTGATTTCTGCTCTCTAATATATTTTAACTCCGATATCGCTGAAAATTCCTTCACCATAACACAATTATTTTAAAAGTAAATAGTATATTTGCACTATAATCGTGTGAGGGAGGATTGAGTGGTCGTGCGCTTGGTTCTCCTTTCTTATTTTACAGATTTATTCTTTTTCATAATAATCCTATTCTTTTCATTCACTTCCCTACTCCACATAATAGCGGAATAAATAGCTTTCGCATATAAAAAGAGTTCCTCACGACTGGTAAGGAACTCTACCCTAAAGGCTGCGCATTTTGCATCAGTCCAAACATTTTTATCTATCTTCATTGCTCATTAGTTAATTTTATATATTTATAATGTTAACAGTTAACATATATATTTGCCTGCTAAACCATGTTATAAGATGGCTGAACAAAGGCTGATAATTTGCATAATTCCTGTAAATCCGTACCTTTGCAATGTGTTTTTCATAGTATTAGATTAAGGTTAACAAAAGATTGGCTGTCTGGGATAGATAGCCTTTTTTTGTTTAGTATCACTTCAACAAATTAATCTCAAGAAATAGTCTCTATAGATATTCATCTTTTTATCTATCTTTGTGCACTATTTAATAAGTCACCTTTAATACAATTGATTATGTTAGCTCGTATTTTTGTCATGGTTGTAGCCGGTGTTATTATTGTATACGTAGTGCGCTGGATAGATAGTATGTTCTCTAATTGGAAAAGGTAACTTTCAAATATCGGGTATTGATAATAAGTCACCTCTTTTCTGATTAGTTATGATTGTTGTTCATCGTTCAGTATGTTATCAATCAAATTGTCTATTTCTTGATTGGATAGAAATTGTTTACCTACATCCTTTTGCTTCTGAAGTTCAACTTTAAGCCTACTTTCTATCCTTCCCAATGCAGAACAAGTGTTCTTATCAGGATAATACCAGTCTATCGAACTACATACAATTAGCTTTATGTGGTCTAATTCCAGACTATCAGGGCAATGTTCATTGAGATAATCTAAGTCTTCTTTGATTAACTTCTCGTATGCCTCCTTACTCATCTTTATGCTCATATTTTTATACTTTTGAGAAAGAAAATAACTCAGTTCCATTTAAGTTACGAATTAAGTTTTTCAATAAATTGTTTCACAGTAGGGCAATCCCTACCTATGCATACATCTGCGCAATCGCAGCACCAATCTGATTTGTACTCACAGTTTTCTATATAAGATTCAATAGCTTTCTGTTTCATCTCTTCCCCAGCAAGATAGAAAGCCTTTTCAAAGGTTTCCAATACAGCCTTTCTTACAACAGAGGTAGCTACACATACACTTTTTTGATGAGCTATTTCGGCTCTTACCTTATAATCGCTATTGCTCCAATGCTCAGAAGCATATTTAGATACATTTTTATTCATTCCTACATCGATTTTGAATTTACTTGTACCAGCGTCCACCGCAATATTTACATACGAAATAATTCCCCATACTCATCACCTGAACTTTTTCATCAACGCATATACGACACATACAAATCTTGTGGTCGCCATCGGATTGCGGCTGTTGGATTCTATCATATTCCCAAAATGAGAGTTTCCCTTTAGCTGGTATTGGTTCAGGGAAAAGAATAGGATTAGCCAATACCCAATTGTATGCACCTTTATCTGCCCAAACAGATGCATAGTTCTGTACACAGTCTACAATCTCCACGCTACCGATGATGGAGCCAAAAGGAAGATCGTTGAAACCTATACGACTCATAGGTGTATTAAGCACCTTTAGTCTTTGGTTTGGCTGTAAACATCCAAATTTGGAAATATCCCCCTTTACACTTGAATGTATCAGTACACGTCCACGGAAATTTGTTTGCCAACTCCGGTTCTCAATGTCCTTGATACCGTGGACTATCAAGGATGCCCACGGTTGCTTTATTGTTATTGCTTTCATTTCTATTCTTTATGAAGTTAAATCGTTCAATTCATATTCATACCTTCGGAAGAACCTTCCATCTTTAGTCATAACAACATAAGTTATAAACGATACGTCCGACTTGTTTAAAGTCTCTACAACAATTACTTCTGCCTCTAACAGGTCTCCATTCTTAGTGAACTTGACCTTGTCACCAATATTAAATTTAGTCTCTATTTTCATGGCGTTTAATCTCCCATTTCCTCAATTATTTCATCGAAAGAGGGGATAGGCATCCATTCCATAGTGTTTTTCTACAGCTTCTATAGCCGCTTGTTCTAATGTCTGTTTCATATCAATCTCTTATTCGTTTATATTAGGAATCTGACCAAATTTCATATAGTAGTCTATATTTTCATGCGGAGAGCTTTCTTTTCCGTTTATTATATCAACTACATGATTCCATGAACGCATTACATTCCGATCCAAACATGATTCTCTTTTTGAAGAATCAAGCGCATTTGCTACCATCCGAAGCGTATTAGCTATTTCTTTAAGCTCCCAAAGAGGAACATTAATGGTTTTCGTTGATTCGCTCATATCCGGTTTGGTTATTATTTAAATGTAAACCTCTTAACAACTTCTTCATCCACATCAGGAAGCGCTCTGTATTGGCATTCAGTTGCAAGTATTATTCTTCCGTCGCAAAGACGAATAATAGTTCGGAATGGCAATTCTCTATCATCCCGAATTATTACGCCAGGAATTGTATTTTCCGCTTTGTAGAAAAAGCAAACTTCCACTTTACGGCCAATACCTCCCATTTGACTTTCCTCTACTGAATATTGTTTAGGAAAACTATTTACATCTATCTTTTTCTCAATTCCCATAATACTTTCATATTTATCAAGTTACACGTTAATAGACATTCTTTTAATATGCGCAAAACAATCATCCATAGCCTTGTCAAAAACTTCTTGACTTATGATATTTTTCTCAATCCGTTCCACGTATTCACCTGCGTAAGATGCAAGTTGGATGCTTGAATCACTATTACTTACATCTTCTCTATTGTCAAAATATACATGTATACAATCAAATACCACTTCATCACCGATTTCATCAGTATTTACCCTAACTATCGCTGTGATTTTTTCATAAGAAGTATGCGCCAGGTGAATACACTTTCCAACGAGATATTGATATTTTGCCTTTTTTTTATCGGCTTCCTGTTTCTTTAGCTTCTGTATTTCAGCTTCTAATTTCTGTATTCTGTTCATATCTACTTAGTTTTTAATGTTTCACGAATAAACTCTCTCATTTCTCGAATTGTCAGTTTTTTCCAGAATGGGAAAGTTTTTGATCCTATTATATCATTGCTGTGTATCTTTCTAAGCTCAAGAGTTACTTTTTCGGATTCAAAAATTGGGCGCATTGGTCTGAGGACATAGGTATTTTCCCATTTATTAGCCTTGTTCCATTTGTCCCAAAAAGAAAATTGTTCATCATTGTATTTCCATGATGGAAATTTGTCTGACAGTTCTAAAGGTATGTTATAGTATCCTACATTTTCCCACCATGCCAAGCTTCCATCTTCTGTGCTTTTTAGAAGACACTTAGTGTATTTACCAGCTTCCTCTTTAACATCGACAACCCACGATAAATACCATTTAGTAGTTGGCGCTGCCATAAGTCGTACAAGGCTTCCAATCGGAGGTGCACCCCCTATCTTTACAGATTCAAAAGGAGGAAAGTATTTGCCATCATACAGGGTATTGGTGCAGAAGGTTATTACATAATTCAGTATCTCCAGTCTTGCCCGGCTGAACGTTTCATGCTTCATATTTAAATTGATTTAAATTATTCAATTTCACAGATATAACCATTCTCACGCATATAATCTGAAATATCGTCTTTGGATATGGAATCCAGTAATTTAGTAGAATCTCTTTCATCGACTTCTGCTGTTACTCTGACATATCCATTTCCAGCCATACTTGTCTCTATCTGAACGCTTGTCGCATCCACATCTATTGATATTGTTTTCATATTGTACTTTTTAGAACTATTTATTTCTTCGGATAACGATTAATTTCAGCTTGAATATAATTAGCTGGTACATGATACCTTTCTACTACGGTTCGGCGTTCTTCAATTTCCCGAAAGTTACGTCCTCTAATGATGATGTCCATTTCTTCGCTCCGCTCACGGAGAAACTTCCTAAATGCTTCACCGACAGTTATCGTATCGAAATACCCGTAAAACTTACCGTATTTTCCAAGTTTGAAGCGGGCGATAAATAAAAGAAACTCTGTCAACTTAATATAGTGATACTGAGCAACAAACAATCGGGAAAATTCACTCAGAGCGTCTATATCAGCACTCTCTTTCGTAGAAGAAGCGAAATCAATAGTCAATAGTTGAGTCTTCACCCACAATGAGGAAGAATCGCAGCCATACATTCGCTCAAGATCAGACATTGTAGGAGATTTCTCACTGTAAGCCTTTTCCATATCCGAAAGAATAATCGTTTGAAGCGAAGTGGAATAGGCAGAGGAAAAAGCCTTAAAGGTCGGGTATCTCTGTTTGATGGTCGATAGCAGAACTTCCCTGTTCGATGGCTGCATACTCGTCAAGGAGCATTCTTGCCTTTGCTGCCTTATCAGCATTCCGATTGTTTTGTCCTTGGATTCCTGTTTTTCCATACTTGATGTTTAACCATTCTTGATAATCACGTTCAGTTCCCGTAAATACTACACCAGTCCAACCGGATTCGATTGCCCTCTCAATTTGCCTAATGGCAAACTCTTCTTCAAAATTAGAAAGTTTATTAAGCGAAAGCTGCAACGCATAGTTGAGCTTATTTTTCCACTTCGGAGTATTTCGTAAAGTTTCCCAAGCAGACATGAAAGCTATCGAAGAAAAAGGATAAACTAAAGGCTTTTTATCTCCATCTTTTTTCCGGGACTTCTTTGGCTTTTCGGGTGGGGGGCTCTCGTGCGTACGCGCGAGACTCTCTTCGTTTATAGTTTTAATATCTATAATAGGTGGAATTTGCATTTCATCAGTACCATTTACCGATGATATTACCGGAGTAGTACTTTTATCATCGGTATTTTCATCAGTACGTAGTACCGAAGAAATTACCATGTCATTTACTGATGATTGAGCTTTCTCTATCTGGACATCTTCGGTATTTTCTTCGGTATTTTCATCAGTACCATTTACCGATGATATTGCTGATGTTTTCATATCGTTACTCAGAACTGATAGAAAAGAGTAGTAACACCCTACCCTTTTATCCCGGCATGATTCGAAAGATATTAGCCCTGTGTCAGCAAGCGCTTTGCGTGATTTTCGCAATGTTTTATCCCATATATTCAATGATGTACATAAAACAGAGCTACGAGCCTCAAATACTTCCTTCCACCCCTTTTCATTGCAAATAGATATTAACTCATAGTAAAGGGCCTGATCTATTGCCGTGAGGTATGTATCAGCCCGAACCTTACGAAGTTTGGATATTAGTTGATAGCTATTCATAAACGGAAATATCTATTTGCTGCACATTCATCAAAAGACTTCACACGCTCTATAAGCCGCTTTTGCTTTTGTCTGAAGGCTAAATTATTGTCATACTTATTGTGGCATTCCCGGCACAATCCAACAATATTGAGAGGATTAGTGTAGTGCTCAGGGTATTCCGATTTTGGCACTAAATGGGCAGCGTCAGACATCAGCCTGCCACAAATTGCACAATATGGAGATAGGGTTTTCTTTATTTCAGCAACCTGCCTATTCCGCTGTGCCTGCTTTCTGCTTATCTGCTTCATAAAAATAGATTTTAAAGAAAGTTCCCGGATACCAAACCAATGGACACCGGGATAATTTATCTACCATGTTTCATTCTATGGCAATCTTCACACAGCGTTTCAAGACAATACAAGAATTCTAATTCGTGACCAACAATAGAATATCCTGCAATGTCATAGACTTTGTGATGAACCTCCAAATTGTATGTCTTACCACACACCTGACATTTATGCCCATCACGAATTCTAACCTTACGCTTTACCTCTTCCCAATACGGATTATTCCTCAGGCTCTGCCGGTATTTCGTCGGCCTCCCCTTCTTGTGCTTCAGTCTGTTCATCTTCTTTCCTCCATGGGCTTTCTTCAATTGCTACTCTATGCCATTCATGGCGTTGTACAGGAACTACCTCTCCGCTATCTTCATCTAAAAAGTCCTCGATCCAATGTTCTAACCAAACATCCTGACCGTCTTCTTCCCAGACTTCAACAACATTCTCATCCTTGCCAAATTTGCGAAGGTTCTTTCTCGTATCCTTCACATCTATATCAGGTAAATCATAACCAAGTGCTTTAAAGGCTTCCTGATTCATTTCTCCCGAATTAAACAAGTCGTTGTATTCATGCTTTGGTATTTCTTGGACCAATGCCAGCCGAAATGCATCATTTACCCATGAATAATACAGGTAATGCCCCATCACAGGAATACGAAAGGTATCAATCATCTTTAAAGGATAATCCTTAATACCTTTCTTTGCCAAGTTCACAAGGTCTTTGAACTGGGTATGTAAGGCAGAAATCTTTGCCTCAAAGTCTTTCTTCTCTGTATTAAACTTGGCTTTCAAAGATTCGAACTGTGCTTCAAGTTCCGGAATCTGTTCCTCGGCAATCTCACCATAATTCGCACGGATAGTTGAGATTTCATAATCGTCCATCACCCGGTTAGCGATTACGTCTTTCTCTTGAATGGTAACGAAACTCTCAGCAAGCTTCTTCTTTACATCATCCATAGAGACACAATCAGAAAAAATCACTTCGGGAAATTTCACGGTGGCAGGGAGCTTAAATTTAAGTTCCTCCGGTACATAGTCTTTTAAATCAATCATTGTTCTTTGTTTTTTATTAATTTTCAGAAGGGTAAATCATCATCTTGTGTGGTAGTAGTTGGTGCGTTGACAGTATCCAAATTGTTTTCCCTAAAAGGTTTCATGTTCCCAATGAATGGTTTAGCATCCAACACTTCCTTGGTTTCACGTTCTCGATAATCCTTAGAGAAGCTTTGTCGTATTGTATGCGTTTGTCCATACCGACTGACTTCTTTACGCTCATAAACATTAATTCCCAGATAAACCCCTTCAGCTTTCAAGTCTGTCCCTACCTTTACATATAAATCGTTCTCTTGAATAGGGATTACAACACATTTTATTCCGCGAATAGTGGCTATACCAGCCATATCCATCTTTAGTAAATTGATGTTTCCTGTTAGATTCATATTATTCAAAATCATCTATAGCCACCGGATGAAGAAGTTTCTTACTCCAATCAGGAAGCTGCATGTCAATTATACCACGAGCACCATCTTCCGCTTTAGCATCATAGCCGGGAAACCACTTCTTATCGAAGCAGTCTTTGACAATGGAAAGTGCATAGTGATATTTGTATTTCCCATTCGCCAGATCATCAGGCGACCAAAAAAGGACGGCCACATCATAAGGCTCGACTGTCTGCAACATAATCATTATGGTTACATTGAAGTTTCGCCCTGTAATGCCACTCATTACTTCTTGGTACATACCTTCTGACAACTCATATTTGAGTTTGGCGCAATCATAATAGAACTTGCCGAGGTCATCGGCTCGTGTGGTCTTGAAAGAAATAACGGCATTTACACCGATGTTTTCTTCTACATTGAAATAATCAGGTCTTACCCTAACATCAAGTCCGGTTTCCTCGTCTCTTCCATAGAAAGATACTTCTGAATAAGCGCCTTTGAGAATCTGAGGGATAATACCACCACCGTACCAATAATAGTTTCTTTTCAAGGCAGTGATAATCATATTCATTTCTTCACTGATGAAAGAATAGCCTAGATCAATAAGCTTTTGTTTCAAATCGTCCCGGTACTCTTTAAGTGCATTGAAATTCCACTTTTCAGAAGGTGATTCACTCTCAGCATTCTTTGCATAATCTTTCTCGTTTTCAAGAAGTCCTTCATAGAAATCGATCATCTGAAGCACACCGTCCTTTGATGCTTGATTACACACCGGCTCCACCTTTACAAGTTCAAACAAACGAGGTTCCAGAAAAGCCATGTGGGCAAATGTGCCTAATTGAAAACAAGGTTTTTGCTTTTCTTCAAAAACTCGCTCCCAGTCATAGTAGAACGAGCGAGGGGTTTTGAGAGCATTTTTCAAATTAGAGGAAGAAATGTGCTTACTTTCAAGATAAGTTTCCATTGAATCACGTTTGACTGTCCCATTTACACTCAAGGATTTCAAATCTATGTTTATAGGCTTCTTATGACTATTTAAGGCTATAAAATCCAAAACTGTTTCTTTTGTTGGGTAGTCATCCGGATTATAGGCAGAAGGGTTAAGTTCTTCCCCTTCTGCACAATCGTTCAAATCAAAATCTATCATTCAACTGCTGATAAGTTTATACGTAGAGGTTTTACAGACCAATTATCGGATTGGAAATTATTGGTCTTATTCTTTCTCTTTCCCATGTAAGTGATTTTAAGAGGAACGCCACTTTTGAGCGAGCCATTCTCAATATATTGTTCTAGAATACCAACTAATCTACGAGACCCATTAGTCACAGTCTGTACTATGCCATCCTCTGATCTCTCAAGGAAAGTAGCACAATCCAAATCAATCAGTTCACCAGTTCCAGTAGCACTTAAGACCTTTTGAGGCTTAATTTCTACGAAAAACATTTTCTTAAACTCACCGGCATGTTCCGGCGTCCAGTAGTTGCCGCAAAGATCAACAGGTAATTCCTGAGCATCCTCTAAAGAGGGAAGATCACTTGTACTTAAATCTGCTGCCTGAATCTCAAATGAAGACTCTTGCTCTTTCAATGCTAATTCTTTACTCATAATCGTAAAATTTAAAAAGTTAATTATATTCTTTGTTCTTTAGAATCAATAGCATAGAGAAACACATCGCAGGCATTCACATCATAAGGAGACATCTTAGTTGGTCCCGTTTTTGTCGCCCGAATTTTATTTTCTCTAATTAATTTTTCAAGCCTATACCGGCCACCTACAAATCCCGCTGCTTGCGACTTATTCAGAGGTATCCTATTTCCGATTCGATAAAGGGTACTTAATTTAGTTTCTGCATTCATTCTGACCTCCTTGCTCTTTCAAATGTTTCAATTTTCGTCCTTCGTGCCCTTCTCATATCGCTCTGTTCGTGATAAAGCGACAAAGAAAAGACACATAATAAACCACAGGCAACGGATGTACGAATGATAGGTGAAAAATCCATTGTGAACTTCACACCGGCTATCCGTTCATAAAGCATGGTTGCCAATTCCCGACCATTCCTCACCTGCAAAACATCAAAAGCCCTCTGCAATTGGTTGTTTATTGTACTAACTGCTCGACATTTGAGATTTGCAATTTCTTTCTTTTCATACCCTTGTGCGTACATTCGTGCTGTAATCTCGCATTCAGGTGTGAGCTCTGTAAATACTCTATCCATAATCGTGTGAGTTGATAATTAGTAGTTCCTTACTACATAGAACTTCCCTTTAGGAGCTCCTTCTTGCTGAATAGAATAAAGTACATCTTCCGGTTCTACAAGCCGATTGGCTCTCGCCAAACGATTCAAATCTTGAACCATACGGGACACTTTCACATAAAGAGATAAAGAGAAAGGTAGCTTATCATTTTTCTTTATCAGCTTCTCTTTGACTTTTTTTCTTTCTTCTGATTCTTTTGCCATAAGATTTAATTTTAAATTAATGATTCGTGGATGGTAGAGGAATCGAACCCCTCTCACTCGTTTGAATTGATTGCGCAACACGAAGCTCTAACCGATAAGCTAACCATCCAAAATAATAAAGGTGCGCTATTCTCACGAACGACACACCCCAGTACAAACACAAAATAAAACACGACAAAAACAGTTATGTCAATAATCCTCTTTCAACTCCGAATATGTCAAAACAGTAAGTATAATAGATAAAACAAACATTATAGATGTCAGTATAACACCGGACATATACATGGGACTATCCTTGATAACAGCATTACATAGTATCACTGTCATACATAATAATATGACCAATGAAAAAGAAAACATAATCACTTTCACGGCAACTTCTCCTTTACTTTAGCAAGTGTGCATTTACTTTGGTGAACTGCATCATCAATACGCAGCATTAAACTATCCATTTCTCTTGTACGTCTTATAGACAAAGCCGCCAAACAATCAGTAGTAGCTTTCAATTCACGTGAAAGTTCTTTCACCGTATCTTCCAAGAATTTCATGTACTCGATTTCTTTCATAAACAATAAGTATTAGTTTGCGCCCGCCAACCTTTTAGACAGTTGTACCAGTAATCGAGAACTGACGGGCTTTTATATCAATACCAGTACGGACGCCCAACCCGTATGCTTACTGCTTAATGGACGGTTTTGCTGTGGTTTTACTTATCCATTGTTTTCGCGCCCAAAGTAGCGCCCTTACATTTGCTGAGTCGTAAGTTAACTCATCTTTTATTCCAGTCAAAAGCTAACTGTCATGTATCAATGTCACATGCTGACATACAAGCCCTTTATATCTTGCATTATTTCAGCTATATCGTGGGTGAAGAAGAAGATATAGCAGTGTTCCACAATGTCAAAGAACTAATCAATAGTGCCCATGTAGAATATTCTCTACGTCTACACGGACTGTCGTGCGTTGCATAATCGTGCAATCAATCCTCATAGAAAAATTTATCACCTGACTTTCTGAACAGTCTATAGCCAGCGTACAGGCTTGCCAATGTTATCATCATTTCTATCATACCGCCATTCTGTCAAGTTGAAACTCTATGTACTCAATCTCTTCTTGAATACTCTGCAAGGCTTCTTCTTTGGTATCAGTATTACAGTATGTGCAAGCTTCTGCCTCTGACATACCGTCTACTCTATCAAGCTCAGTACAAGCCTTATCTAAAGACTTTTCAAACTCATAAGCATCTATGCTGTCACATACCCTATACTGTCTCATATCATGCAATCTTTAAAAGGTTAGCTTTTTTGTAGCATCTGAACTCTTGGCGTTCGGTATCATAGTAAGTTTGAACAGTGTCATTCTTCGCTCTTTTATCAGTACCTGTAATAGTTGGCATCAGCTTTTCATTCAGTGTGCCATAGGCTTCACGTACAGAACCATCTACTTTTTGAAAGTAGAACTTCACAATCTTACTTTTCATTTGAGCTTTCAGCTTTAAGTTTGCCCAAGCAACTTTCAGTGCTTCACTCATTGAAAAACCATTTCTCTTCACGAAAGACCATGCAAGTGACATCACCTCTTTCATTTGATTTCTAAAATTCGTGCTCATAACCGTGTGATTTAATATGTTTATACTATTGCGTTACTCAAACTTTCTTCGTTTCTTTGTATCATTGAATGTTTGATGATGCAAATATACTACAATATTGCAGTATTACAATAAATACAATGCAATATTGCATGTTTTTAATCTTTATTAATACTAAATTATTGCAGTACATGACAACAGAAGAGTTACTCAAGAAAGCAGAAGAAGCTATTAAGTTACTTAAAGAAAGCAAGTTATCTAACTATGTGATATCAAAGCAGACCCATATATCACAAAGTACATTGGGTAATTACAAAAATGGGAAAACTAAACCAACACCTGCAAATACTGAAATACTACTGCAATTTTTCAGTAGTGAAAATGTATTGGCAATTGAGAATGAAGCAATACCATTAAACCAAAACTATATTATAAACGTACCATTAGTGAATCAATACGCACAAGCCGGCTATTTATGCGGATTTCAAGATGCGGCATACATAGCTACACTACCTACTATACCTTTTATAATAGACCACGAAGCTAAAGGAAACTATGTAGCATTTGAAGTAAGAGGTGACAGTATGAATGATGGAACTGAAGAGAGTTACCTTGAAGGAGATAGACTTCTTTGTAGAGAAATAGCTCCATATCTATGGGGAGAGTCTAAATTGCATATCCGGAAATGGGATTTCGTTATTGTACATGAAGAGGGAATTTTGGTAAAACGAATAATAGATCATAATGTAGAAAATCATACTATTACAATACATTCTTTGAACGATATGTATCCTGACAGAGTTATTGATTTGGCAGAAGTTAGACAAATCTTCAATGTGATTGAATTGCAAAGACCAAGAAGGAGGTAGTTTAAAAGTTTAATATACAAACTATTAAAACTAATACGATGAAATTCAATCAATACACATGGAATCTATATAAGCAATCTTCTGACGGACAAAAAGCTATTAAGGAGTTTGAAGAAGCCAATGAGAAAATGACTGAATACGAACTGTTTTCTAAATACAATCCTAATTCAGCACATTTTCTTTCAGAAGACTATTTTTTAGAAACATGCGACCTATTTTGGGCTTGCTCTTTCGACAGTGCAGAAAAGCCTGAAAACCATGAATCTGCAAAGCGATTTTATTATACACTCACGACCAAAGGGATATTTGATGAAGAGCATGTAGCAGTAATCAATGAGGGCGAATACCAATTAATGCTATCTGCTAATGATATGTTGTCATTCATGTTATATTACTTTGCCCCTGAATACTTTTTCCCAAATATTTTCAGAAGTCGTTTTTTCGTTTTAAATAAGATAACAGACACATTCGAGATAGAACTTCCTCCTATTCCTAAAAAATCTGATTATAAATCGAGATGTATGTATTATTGGGAATTGTGCGAGGTATTTTATCGGTTTAGAATTGAAAACCAGCTCTCTCCAGCAGAGTTATGCGCATTTTTATATGACTATGCACCCAATTTTGTTTCAAAAGAAAAAACAGATATTCCACAACCGGCACAAGCATGGTTCATTGGTGGGAAAACAGCCCCGATAGAATCCATTTTAGATTTTACTTTTTGGCAGGCTAATCCTGAAACCCAAAAAGGCGATATTCTAATTCACTACGAAACATCACCAGTTAGCGCAATCACTTGTTTGTGGATCGCTCAAACAGATGGAGTGATAGATCCATTCTTCCACTATTACAGCAATACGTATATAGGAAATAAAATAGATATTCCTCACATCACATTGAAAGAACTTCAAACAGACGATTATTTTTCAAAGCATCCGCTTATCAGAAAGAAGTTCCAGGGAGTGAACGGATGGCCGATGAGTAGCGAAGATTATTCTGAACTTCTACGAATGATAAAGGCAAAAGGGTTTGATACAGAAACCTTGCCAAAGCTGTACGCTCCTACACTACCCCAAAATGTAAGTATAGAGATAGAACGAGACGTAGAACAACAGTTATTAGAACCTTGGCTTAACTCTATGGGATGGCATGAGAACAAAGACTTCATTCGCCAATTACCAATACATGCAGGACGTGGGCACCGGATATTCCCAGATTACGCTTTGCATTATGAAAATAAGCCGGATGAGGAAAAGTCCAAAGTGTTGATTGAAGCCAAACTTTACATGAAGAACAACCAAGAGATAGAAGAAGCATTTTTGCAAGCTCGCTCATACGCTTGCCTTCTTGAATCCACTATAATAGTTCTTTGTGATAAACAATGCCTAATAGTTTATGAGAAGAAACAAAGTTTTGACCGGGACAGCTATAAGAAATACTACTGGGAAGAACTAGAAAATCCCGATATATTCAACGAATTAAAGAACAAACTAAATATTTAATATTATGAAGAAGATTTTATTTTTAATGACGGCTGCATTGATGATAATAGGATGACAATAATAATTCCGACGAGGGAGAACAAATTGATTTCCATTTCGATAAAAAAGAAATTACAGCAACGTATGGGGAAGACTTACTTATTGAGCTAATGGGTATTGCCCCATCAAAATGCAATATATATTCTTCTGATGAGTTTATATTAGATGTTTCAAACAATAATGATAAAATTAAAATTGTCCCCCATTATGCAGGAAATGCCTTAGTTATAGCAGAATATAAAAACGTAAAAGATACATGTAACGTAAAAGTAAAGCCTACTTTATCTTATGCAGAAGAGCCAATTTTAACATTAGGAACATCTCGATCGGAAGTAAAGAAACAAATGTCACAATATCAACATAGCGGAACAGTTGGTGGGTATACTGGAGAAGATTATTTTTTTAATACGAAATCAAAAGTTTGCTACCAATTCGACACCAATGACAAATTAATCGCAATAAAACAAGAACTTACAAAGTCTTCTTATGGAATAAACAGGGTAAAAGAAGGACTTTCTCAAAGATATAAACAAACAAGTCATTCGAACAATGTTTATTGGTATTCACATCCTAATATAATGACTGTTAGAGTAGAAGAGCAAGTTTCCAAGGTCTATGTTTGGTTCGCAAAAGATGCAGTAATAATGGAACAATGTTATCCATGGTAAAGCATAAATATTACGATTGGCTTTCTAACCATCGTACTTCTAATGTTCGGAGTACTGCAAATCATCCTCTTCTTCAAAGTATGGGGAATGACAAATGACATCAGAGGGATAAGAGACAAATACCTCAAAGATGAGGATGAAAAAGAAGAGAGGAAACGGAATACGATCCCCGAAATCAATAAGGGGATAAAACCGATGACCTAAAACCGATTATTAACAGTTCAATTCTGCTGCCAAACTGGCAATTGTATAGCAGATTGTGTTTTAAAGAATTCAGACAATTATAGGAACTTACATGAATATCAGCAATATACGTAGGAATCTATTAGAGACTTCGTAACGCGTAGGTCGCCAGTTCAAGTCTGGCTAGCGGCTCAAAGGAAAGGAGATGCTTATGCATCTCTTTTTTTATTTCATAGATTCTTCTTACCTTTGCCTGACTAAAGAAAACTGTAGAAACCGATGAAAAAGAAGACAAAAAGAATTCTCATAGGAGGATTGACAGCCCTGTTCCTTATTGGTGCAGCTTGTGCCGGAACATTCTATTATTATTTATTCTATCCACAGTTTCATCCCTCCAAAACAGCTTATATTTATATCGACAAAGACGATACACCGGATTCCATATATAACAAGGTAAAAAAACAGGGACATCCGAAAAGTTTTTCAGGCTTTCTCTGGATGGCTAAATGGCGTGACTACAATTCAAACATCCACACCGGATGCTATGCCATCCGTCCAGAAGAGAGTGTTTACCACGTCTTTAGTCGTTTATATAGAGGATATCAAGAACCTATAAATCTGACCATTAGCAATGTACGTACTTTAGATAGACTTGCTCGCAGCGTAGGTAAACAACTTATGATTGATTCTACTGAAATTGCAGCAATAATGAACGACTCGCTATTTCAAAAGAAAATGGGATATACAAAGGAAACAATGGCCAGCCTGTTCATTCCCGAAACTTATCAAGTATATTGGAATATGAGCGTACAGGATTTCTTTGACCGTATGAAGAAAGAACATGAGAAATTCTGGAATCAGGAACGACTAGCCAAGGCCACAAGCATAGGCATGACCCCGGAAGAAGTATCGACGCTCGCCTCTATTGTAGAAGAAGAAACAAATAACAATGAAGAAAA